TTCTGTAGACGGTCTCGTACTTGACGAAGCCGGCAACGTGATCGCCTACCACGTGACGAAAAAGCATCCGGGCGATTCGAGCTTCGGGAATTTCTTGGAGTCCGACACGATTTCTGTCGAGCGCATGATTCATCTGTTCCGTCAGGATCGCGCCGGCCAGCATCGCGGCGTTCCCGAGATCGTATCGTGTCTGTCGCTCTGGGCCCAAACCCGTCGCTATTCGGACGCCGTACTCGCCGCCGCTGAAGCCGCCGCGGACCAGGCCGTCGTGCTCGAATCCGACTTGCCGCCGCTCGAGGACGATCTGGTGTCCGGCGAGGATTTCGAGACGTTCGAGTTTGAGAAGCGCATGGTCACGGTCCTGCCCCAGGGCCACAAGATTTCCGGGTTCAAGCCTGAGCAGCCGAACGTCTCTCACGCGGAGTACATGCGCGGGAAAATCAACGAGGGCGCCCGGCCGCTGAGCGTGCCTTACAACATCGCGGCGTGCGATAGCTCGGGCTACAACTACGCCTCCGGCCGCCTCGATCATCAGACGTACGACATGAGCCTTGACGTCGAGCGTGGCGACATCGAAATCGTGGCGCTCGATCCGATCTTCGCCGCGTGGCTCGCCGAAGCCGCGTTGATCGAGGGCTATCTGCCCCAGTCGTTCCGTATGCAGGATCTCCCGCAGCACGAGTGGCATTGGCGCAATCGTCAGCACGTCGATCCGGTCAAGGAGGCCATGGCCGCCGAAAAGGAACTTGCGTTCGGCGGGACCACGCTCGCGGAACACTACGCGCGGCGGGGCAAAGACTGGGAAGTCGAACTTCGGCAAAACATCAAGGAACGCGTGCTCGCGCGCCAGCTCGAAGCGGAGTTGATGCGCAAGGCGGGGTTGTCTCCGGAGTCGGCGGCGCAGTCCGAGCCGGAGTCCGGGTCGAAGCCCGGGGCGGAGTCCGAGCCGAAGCCCGGGGCGAAGTCCGAGCCGAAGCCTAAGTCGCAAAAGCAGGAGGCCCCCGCATGAAACGATACCCGAATCGATACCCGCCGATTCTGGCGTCCGCGCGGTCGCTCATCGAACGTCCGCTGAATCTGCTCGCCGCCGTGGAATTCGGTGAGATCGACGCAGCCGCCAAGGCAGACGGCGACGAGAAGGCCCTGAAGACGTTCAAGATTCTCGCGTACACCGGCGGCACGCTCGAACTGTACGGCTGGCCGTACCCGGTCGTGATCGACCTGGCGGGAATGCAAGTCGGGGCCAAGAGCATCGCGGCCCTTAAAGATCACAGCACATCGCTCGTCGTGGGGCACACGACGAACATCGAGATCGCGCCGAGCCGCGTGGTCGCTCAAGGCGTGGTTTCCGGGGCAGGCCCGGCCGCGCGAGAGGTCGCGCAATCCAGCATCAACGGTTTCCCCTGGCAGGCGTCGGTTGGCGCCATGGCGAAAAAGGCGGATTTCATCGCCGAGAGTCAAACCGGCCAGGCCAACGGCAAAACGTTCAAAGGCCCCGTGTACATCGTTCGGAAGTCGGTTTTGAAGGAAATCTCGTTCACGGTTCATGGCGCGGATGACAAGTCCTCCGCGCGTATCGCGGCGTCCGCCGCCAGTCAACAGGAGGAATTTGACATGGAATTCGAGAAGTGGCTTCAGGCAAAGGGCATTACGCCCGGTGATCTCTCCACAGCCGAGGAGGAGAGCCAGCGCGTGTTGTACAACGCCGAGATGGAGGCCGCGGCGAAGGAAACGCCTCCGAAGGACACGAAGGCCCCGGACGGCAAGCCCGTCCAGGCGTCGGCGCCCGATCTCAAGATCGTGCCGGCCCCGGCCGCCGATCCGGTCGTCGTCATGCGTCAAAACGTGGCCGCCGAGTACCAGCGGATCGCCGCCATCGAGGCCATTTCCGTGAAGTACCCCGGCGCCGAGAGTCGGGTCATCGTGGCCAAGGCCGTCGGCGAAGGATGGGACGAATCCAAGGCCGAGCTGGAGATGCTTCGTGGCTCGCGTCCCAAGGTCTTCAGCGTCGGTTCCGGCAAGCCCCCGGCCGACAAGAACGTGATCGAGGCCGCGCTGTGCCTCAGCCAAGCCCTGCCCGAGAAGGGTCTGCTCGCGTCCTACGGAGAGGACACGCTGACCAAGGCCGACACGTATCGTCGGCTCGGATTGCGCCGGACCATCGAACTCTGCGCGCAGATGGCCGGCATCGATCTGCCCATGAGCGTGGACACCGGCTGGATGCGGGCCGCGTTCAGCAACACCGATCTGTCCGGCATTCTTGGTGCCGTGGCGAACAAGGCCCTGGCCGCTGCGTTCGCGGCCACGCGTCAGATCGCTTCTCGCATCGCCGCGTCCCGCTCGCACATGAACTTCCACTCCCACACGATTTACTCCATGGCGCTCAACGGCGACCTGAAGCAAGTCGGCCCGCGTGGCGAGCTGAAGCATTTGGACCTGAGCGAGGAATCCTACACGCGTCAGGTCGAGACCCGTGGCGCCGTGCTCGGGCTCAGCCGGGCCGACATCATCAACGACGAGCTCGGCGCGTTTACCGATCTCGCGCGGATGCTCGGTCGGAAAGCCGCCATTTCCCGTGAGCGCGTGGCCGCTTTGGCCCTCAACGAGACCGGCGCCGGATCGACGTTCTTCACCACAGCAAACTCGAATTACATCGAGGGCGCCTCGACCAACCTCCAGCTCTCCAGTCTCGGGACCGGCGTCCAGACGTTCCGTGACCAGACCGGCCCGGACGGCGACCCGGTCAGCATCGAGCCGCGTCTGCTGCTCGTGCCCACGGCGCTGGAAGAGACCGCCAAGGCCCTCATGGATCGCACCGCGCGTCTGTTGGCGATTCAGTTGGGCTCCACGAGTTCCGCGAAGAAGGAGCCGGACGTCAACGTGTGGGCCGGCGATTTTGAAGTCATCGTCTGGGAGTGGCTGTCCGCCACGATCGGGACGCAGGCCGGTAGTTCCTTGGCCTGGTACCTGCTCGCCGATCCGGCCGACGTGGCCGCCCTGGAGATCAGTTACCTCAACGGTCAGCAAGAGCCCGTGATCGAGTACTTCGGTCTCGATCAGGACGTGAGCACGCTCGGCGTGTCGTGGCGCTGCTACTACGACTTCGGCGTTGACCGCGCCGAGAAGCGCGCCGGCGTGAAGTCCAAGGGCTCCGCGTAGGCGAGCGTAGGCGAGCGTAGGAAAGCGTAGGAAAGCGTAGGCGAATTCAATGATGGCCCCCGGGCGCTGATGGCTCGGGGGCCTGACAGACCAGCACGATAAATCAGAAGGAGGAACAGAATCATGAGCGCAACGTTTCGACATGAAGGCGTTATGGTCGATTACACGCCCGGCTCGGCTGTGTCGGCCGGGGACGTGGTGGTGCAAGGCGACATGATCGGCGTCGCGACGGCCGCGATTGCGGCCAACGCCCTGGGCCAGCTTCGGGTGTCCGGCGTGTTCGCGTTTTCGAAGTCCGCGGGTTCCACCACGGCGCTCACCGTGGGGGTCATCCTGTACTGGGACGCCGGAAACGAGGTCGTCACGTCTACCGCCAGCACGCACAAGCAAATCGGTCCGTGTGTCAAGGCCGCCAGCGTTGACGACACGACCGTTCGCGTCCTGCTCGTTCCGGCGCAGTAACGGCCGGCGGATACTCCTGTACGGCTGGCCGCGTGGTCCGGCCGTACGGATCGCATGCGGTCCAAACGGACCGCTGTAACACCGCGGGGTAGAGCAGCGGTAACTCGCCGGGTTCATTTCCCGGAGATCGCGGGTTCGAATCCCGTCCCCGCAACCAAATCGCGCCGGGTGTTGTGACGTCACCGCCCGCGGGCATCGACGCGCAACGCCCGGCGCACACAGCACGAAAGGAACTCGCGATGGGCTGGACGGATCTGCAAGCGCATTATCACTGGCCGGCCGAGCGGCCCGATATCAAGGCCACGCTCGACGGCTGGAAAATTCACGAAACAGCCTGGTACGAACTGCTGTCCCCTCTCGAACAACCCATCATCGCCGAAGTCGGCGCATGGATGGGCAAAACCTCCCGCTGGATTCTCGAACGATTCTCCCGCGCGCGGCTGATCGCCATCGACGTATGGTCGCTCGACAAGGGCGATCCGTTCTGCACATCGCATTACAACCGTTGGCTCGAACTGGGGCGCGTGAAGCCTACGGATTCGCTCGCGGACATGTATCGCGCGAACCTCTGGGACTTCCGTAATCGGCTCGTCATGATTCAGGACGATTCGGTTCACGGCATGCAGCGTGCATCCGCGCACGTTCGGCCAAGCGTCGTCTACATCGACGCGGCCCACGATCACGATTCCGTGATTGCCGACATCGAGACCACGTTGCGTCTGTTTCCCCATGCGTTGATTTGCGGGGACGACTACAAGCGCGGCGGGCCCGTGGCGACCGCCGTCCACGAGATCGCGGACGAGCGCGGGTTCGGCGTGCAGCTTTACGGCAATACGCGGTTTTGGAGGTACGTCAAACGTTGATCGAGCCTATCCGAATCCATAGCGTTCCGCTTCCGCGCGACGACTGGCAGGCGCGTCTCGGCCTGTACGCCGTCGCCTCGGGTAGCCGTGTCGCGTGGCTCCGGATGCGCGAGGATTTCGGCGCGGGTATCGAGTTCCCGAACCTCCGCGAGCAGGCGGCGGCCCGTTGGACTATAGCGCCGAAGGCGAACAGGGTGG